ACAACTTACACATTTACTGGCTTAACAAATGGAACAGCATATACATTTACCGCCACAGCAACAAATGCTAATGGTACATCTGCTGCATCATCAGAAAGCAATAGCGTTACACCAGGATTATTAGATCCAGTTGATTTCTTAGTTATTGCAGGTGGTGGATCGGGTGGTCGTGGCGGACCAGGCCAAGCAGGTGCAGCTGGTGGCGGAGCTGGAGGATATCGAACCTCAGTTACAGGTCAATTGTCTGGTGGTAATAGCTCTCCGATGGACAAGATAGTACTTCAAGCTGGTCAAACTTATACAATTACTGTAGGATCGGGAGCCCCTGCACAAACTTCTAACAGTAATGGAACACAAGGAAGTCCCTCATCTATAAAATTAGTTGATACAACACTGGTAAGTTGTACAGGTGGTGGATTTGGATCTAAAGAGAGCAGCGGAGCGGGTGGTTCTGGTGGTTCTGGTGGTGGCTCAACTGATAATGCGGGAGGCGGAGCAGGAACAGTAAATGAAGGATTTAATGGAAATAACCGAGGATTTAATCCTGGAAATAATTCAGGCGGAGGCGGCGGCGCAGGTGGTGGAAACCAAGCAAATAATTCAAATGGAGGCGCTGGAATTTCTTCTAATATTACTGGAACAAATATTACTCGTGCTGGCGGTGGTGGAGGAGGTTCTTATCAAGGCTACAGTGGTGGTTCTGGTGGTTCTGGTGGTGGTGGCGCAGGTGCTGTTGGTAATGGAACTAATGGAGAAATTAATACTGGCTCAGGTGGTGGCGGAGGTGGTTCGGCTTCTTCTTCAAGCGGAGGAGGCGGATCTGGTGTAATAGTAATTAAAGCAAATAAGCAGGCTGTTGCAACAACAGGATCACCATCTAACCCAAATACAGGTATTTATATTTTTAACAATACAGGAAGTATCACATTCTAGCCTTATCATTTATTAAATGATAGAATAAAATTATGAGCTATCAATTAAAGGTAATCAAAGATTATCCAATCGGATTTTGGCCGCTTGATGAATCTTCTGGTACTACCGCCGCCGATATTTCAGGCTGCGGCAACAATGCGACATATGTAGGATCGCCTGCGGCAAACATGTTGCCTCTTGTTTCTGGCGGGGTTTCTGGAACTAAAATTACTAATACGGCTTATATAACTGTTCCAGTAACAAAAGATTATTACGGTGCAACAGTTGGGGCAGGATTCGGAACTAGCAACACTTCAGATAATGATTTTACAATAGAGGCATGGGTATATCCACTAATTCAGTCTACCTCACAAGTTCCACTTTTTGCAGATACAACAAACAATATTGGTTTATTCTGGGATAATGGCCATGTAGTATTTAAAGTTTCACAAACTGATTTTGTAATATCCCCATTGTCATATTCTAAAAAAGTCATTCATGTTGTAGGTAAATATACAGGACAATCTATTATTCTCTATATAGATGGAATTAATAAAGAAAATAAATCTTTAAATAAGTTTAAATTTACCAATACAAATTTGAATTTACAAATAGGTCCGACTGCGGCAGGAGATAGCTTTACGGTAGACGCCCCAGCTGTATATAGATACGGATTATCAGATACGGTAATTGCCCAACACTATGTCAGTGGAAATTTAACGTCTCCCGCAATTCAGATAGTTTTCCCAGACGAAGGTGTTTTGTTTAGTGGGTCAGACGCTAATTTAAAACCCGCATTTGATTATTCATACCCAGTAAATGTACCCTGGACCTATTGGCTAGACGACAACACTTATTACGATTTGGTTGATAAGCACATTGGATTTGTTGAAACAGAAACGATAACTGCTAGAACTTTTGTTATAAATGATTTTATTTCTATTCCCTCAGAATTAAATTTAGTTACATCGAAAGTAGAGTGGCGGAATGATTTAGGAGTAATAGTAGAATCTAGTACAGATGGAACAAATTATCAGACTTGCTTCAACGGAGGCCCAATTCCACAATATACAAAAGACTCGTTTGATTCTAGTAATAATTTATATATTAGGATAACGATGTCTACTACTGATGCCAGTAAATATCTGCCCATATTATCATTTTTCTGTATTACGTTTTATTCAAATAAAGATATATATGCCGACAACTACGGAGACAGGATATCCTCTAATACCGAATATTACCTTGGATCATTAAATTACCCCATTCTTTCACGTAATTACGGCAATGGGATTAGGGCTAAAAACGGTGCAGGATTTAATATTAACACTTTGTCCTCTATCAAGTCTGTAGAGATGGTCTTTACGCCCCTTACGTTGGCCGCTAGCACCCTATTCTATGCTTCCGCACCTTCTGCTACCAGGCTGTCCTGGAACGGCTCTGGAGTCGTTTCTAAGGCCAATATAGCCAAGCTATATGTAAATAATGTAGATGTAACTAATCAAACAAACATTTCTTCTTATTTGAATGCAGATGAGCCTCACCACGTTGTAATAGTGTTTTCAACCCCCGTGACTGGAACCCTTCAAATAAACTACGAAACTTCAGGGGGGCCAAGTAATCTATATAAAAACATTGCTACCTACGGTAAAGAGTTAACCTCTGATATTGTAGAAACTCATTACGAGCTATATATTGGAAGAGCGGTGTCAACCCTAACGGAACCTGAATTTGACCTGACAGTATCTGACATTATTGCCTTTAATAATGACTGGATAGTGCTACAAAGTACATAATCTTGTACATTGCCCTGACAAAAAGCTGGACTTAGACCATAAAGAATGGTAAAATAAACTGGTATGAATATAGATAAGGCTAAAACAAGTTTTGTAGAAGAATCACCTCTGGGTATCTATGTCTGGGAGATGCCAGACGGAAGGTGGATAGGAGATGATGATGGGAATTATCTTTCGGTCACGTCCAAAAAAGGAAATAGATCCAAAATCGATGCTTTGGCTAGAGAAGTTCGCTCATACGGCATATATGAAGGCGGGCCTAAATTTCTTTCAGCAAGACGAAAAATTACAGATGAAGAGTACGAAGAGCAACAGCAAAGGCTTAAATGGGGACTAGTTCCCGATCCTTTAGATATTGGTTCTTATAAGGATGACATGAAAAGATTAAGGGCAGGTAACAATGGTTGAGAATTTAGAAGAGGAAAGCTCAAGAGATATAGCAATATCTAATTTAACAGATTGGATGAGATTTAACACCATATCTGAGCAAACTAGTACAGACACATTTAAGGTAAGTGGAGATGAACTTACTAAGATATCAGGGTTAAGTCCTGCATTCCGTCGAAAGATGAATAGAGATTTGCAAAAAAGATTTCAGGGAACCGACGGTGCTGAAACACAACAGAACCTCTTGGCACAAGCAATTACTGGCTATGCCATGTTTGACCTTATTGAGCCCCCATATAATCTAGATTATCTTTCTACTATTTACGAAATTTCTCCATACAACTATGCAGCAATTAACGCTAAGGTTTCAAACATTGTAGGCCTCGGCTATGATTTTGTAGAGACACGCAAAACACAAGAAGCTTTTGACAACATTACAGATGAAAAACAGTTAGACCGTGCACGTAGAAAATTAAACAGATTACGTCAAGATCTAAACGATTGGCTAGAAGATTGCAACGAAGAGGAAACATTTACCGAAACATTAATTAAAGCCTATACAGACGTTGAGGCAACAGGAAATGGCTACATAGAGGTTGGTAGAACTACCTCTGGCAAGATAGGATATCTAGGCCATATACCTGCAAAAACAATGCGTGTACGCAGATTGCGTGACGGATTTGTTCAATTGTTGTATGGCAAGGCAGTATTCTTCCGTAACTTTGGAGATCAAGAAACACCTAATCCAATTGCAGGCGGACTAGATAGGCCTAATGAAATTATTCATCTAAAGAAATATACTCCTACAAATAATTATTACGGTATTGCCGACATCGTAGCGTCTTCAAATGCTATGGCTGGAAACGAGTTTGCTGGCAAGTACAACCTGGATTACTTTGAGAATAAAGCGGTGCCAAGATACATCATCACGGTGAAGGGTGCTAAATTATCTACAGAGTCTGAGCGTAAGCTTCTTGAATTTTTCCAGGTTGGGCTAAGAGGCAAGAACCATAGGTCTTTATATATTCCACTTCCACCAGATTCATCAGAATCTAAGGTTGAATTTAAGATGGAGCCAATTGAGGCAGGCACTCAGGAATCTTCATTTAACGTATATCGTAAATCTAATAGAGATGAAATTCTATTATCTCACCGTGTGCCAATTAATAAAATTGGAACCCCAGAGGGTGTCAATTTAGCGGTGGCACGAGATGCCGATAAGA